TTGCTACAGTTTCAAAATTATATGATAAAAGAAAATAGCTGTCAACCGTTGTTTAAAAACAACAAATTAGCCCAAACCGTCGATGTTGTTATTAGACAACGCTAGAAATACACTGTCTGCTTGGCTATAAAGAAAGATTTCGGTGCTGCCCTTGATAAAAAACGGACCTTGACAGTAGTTAACTAATTTGATCAATCTTCTATTATTCAGAGGTTCGGGCATGACAATATGGTAGCAGAACAGTTTGAGATTGTTTTTTAGATAATTGTGACCTTTGTAACTGAGGCGCAGATCTTCTTTGGTTGGGTGCCACCACCAAAGTTGCGCATCAATTTTTAATTGTGCTGAGTTAATTCCGTATTCTTTGGCCAACGGAACAAGACTGTCAATGAGATCGGCTTTTATTCCGTTAAAAGTGATTGAACCGGAAATATTTGTTCTCCTTTGTCAAGCAGAACTACAGTAAATTTATCGGTCTTGTGTTGTTGATTTAGTTTTTTAGCCAGATTGATTGCATGACCGGGATTAGCAAAAGCAGTTTTTTTATAACGTGGCCCAGGGTAACTGACTAAGAGATTTTGATTTCTTAGATTGATGGGTTTACCGTTGTAATAAACTGCCCAGACACCGGCACTACTGAGAATTTGTTCACTGACATAAGTTTTTTTATCAACAGATTCCAGTAGTATGTCTGGCTTTGGTCTACTCATTTGAATCCCGGGCTGGCGATTTCAACCTGAATGGTATCTTGCCTTGATAATAGTTTTGCTTGTAGATCGTTGACCAAGAGTAGCAGATCCATTAAATCAGATTCGATATTTCTTGCTTCGGATGAAGTCAAGATTAAATTTTTATTTTGTGTCTGATTCATGACACGAACCTTTTCACAAAATTTTTGTAAATTAGGGGTTAGAGATTTTGGCATTGTTGACTTCTTGTTCTGACTTAAACGGACCTACAAAGCTAAGTCTATTTATATAGATATACTTGGGGCAAAAAACAATTTCGTCGTTCAGCAAATACCATCCTGCAGCATAGTAGCACTTACTTTTTTTGGTAGTGGTATAAAGGGGCACACGATGTTTTAGATCCCACACACCATTGAATGGAACACCGTCGCAGGGATATCCATATAACTCTTTATTATTTGCTTTAGTTGATTTTGTAGAAGGTCGATCAAAATGTAAGTTATAGTGATTCTTTAAAATATCAATATTGGCAAACTGTTCTCTTTTGTCAGTGTCTACCCAGGCAATGCCTTCGGTATGCTGTTGAATAGTGGCAACCTTTTTTCCTTCTTGTTCAACAATCCAAAATTTATTTTTAACTACTGGTTTGGCAATCATTGGTGTTCCTTTTTTTAATCCAAGATAAAACTTCTTGTATGGTGTAAGTTCGTTTTTCGCGATGTGGGGCTATAGCATATTTTAGTACCCAAAATTTATTTTCGTCAGGGTCATCTAATAATTTTTGTGTGCCGAACTGCCCCGAATTTTCTGCTTGAAATTGTGATAACATTGCTGCTTTTTTAATTTCCGGTGATGGTGCTATATTAAAACAAAATTCGCCCAACAAAGTCAACAACATCGGCTCGGTCATGCCGATGCCATGCCACCAGTACAAAGACGGACTACTGCCACGAACATAGATAGGAGTTTGACTGATCAAGCTCCAAGTTTTTTCAGGAATCATAATCACTGGAATTAGAAAAATTTGTGTTAAGTTCTTGACAAGATTGAATTCTTTGAATTAGAGATTCTGTTGGCTGAAATCCATAAATCCAATATTTAAACAATCTTTTGACTGCAGAATCCGACACTATCTTATCCATATCTAAGATAGATTTTTGAATATGTTTTTCGGTTTGACTGTGATTAGAGAACCAGGTATGGCCGTCGGTGGCTATTTTACATGCGATGATGTCGAATCTATCTAACAGTTCGGTCACTGAACTGTAAAATCTAGCTTTTATTAACTGAACTGTGTGTGAATGTATCTTAAAGGTTTCGGCATTTGGACTGGTAAAAATCAACGAACAACTCAATCCCAGTGTATCTTTATCATTTAAATAATGCTGAATACGGTCTCTTACTTGAGTATATTGTGCTTGATTTTGAAAAAATACGTCCACGTCGTGATCGTTAACTGGATTTCCGTTATACCATTGTATAACACTGCCTCCGGCAATCCAGGGCCCGGTAACAAAATTGGGTTTAATTAATTTTATTATTGCTAGATCTTGCACAGGAATCCTCAATTGATTATTGAGCATTGGGATATCCTGCGGCTAAGATTTCAGTGAATTGTGTAGCATTTTCGCTTAGTTTGATCAAGTTGTGTTTTCCGCAAAATTTTAGGAAATGAATACCAACTGCTGGAGTTGATCTGGGTTGAGCGCTGGCCCGAATTGTTTCTTTGATTTTTTGTTGAATGTCCTGTGGTTGTGCATTCAAATCACAGAGCATCTTATTAAGATTATAATCGTCTAGTACTCTATGCTCGGTACCATCGTGATGTTGAAATTTTTGTAGCATTAAATTGTTCCAATTAAAACCTTTGCTTTTTCGATCTGCATAGGCTTCTAATAGTCCAATTTTATTTTTAGTTCCTTTGGTTCGTACGCCCGGATAGGCACTAAAAACATTGTCACTGACATCGCCTCGCATACATTTTTCAAATAACAGCCATTCAGGATCAGGTGGACTTTTGACATCCCCGGTTTTTTTGTCTTTAACTAAATTACCTTTTTCGTCAAAGTATCCTTTTAGATTAATGATCTGTCCGGCCACCCCATTGTATTGCTCGACATTGTCGGCCAGTAATTGTGCAAAGTCTCCGTCGGTACTATTAATAATATGATGATCGTCGGGATGGTGACTGATCCAACCGCTGATTAGGTCGTCGGCTTCTAGTTCGGGATGTTGTAAAATAGTACAGTTAGTTTTATTGATAAAAAATTCTTTAAGCGAATCCAGTGTTTCCCAGAAACGTTGATCTTCTTCGGCATCCTTGGGGCTAAGAGCTGCTCGGGCAGCTTTTCGCTGAGCTTTATATGCTGGATAATAGTCTTTGCGCCAGCTTCGCCCTTCTAGTGCAACAACAACATGATCGCCTTTTAAAAGACGCCACGATTTATTGATACTAGCCATAGTGGTATGTACAGCCATACCAAGACGATCATCTAAATCGGCTGCTCGGCTAGCAGTATGACGACCACGGAAAAAAAGATTTGTAAAATCAACAAGTAAAAATCGATTCATTGGTATATCTTAAAAGATTAGGATAGACCAAGTATAACAAAAAAAATTAAAACAGTCAACTAAATTCGCTTCGACCGTTGCCTATGTCTCGTTTTGTTGTAGAACGTCTGTCTGGATCAGCCATTTCTTGTTCGTAGGTTTCTAGAACAATATTGCGACAAACAGTGGTAAACCATTGATCTACTATTTGATGATCGGTTTTTCCTTTAAATCCGGCCTTTACCAATCTAGCTACAAAAATATCATTCCAATCTAACTCGATAGCACCGTTACCTAGATTATTTGGATCAAGTTCTAAATTAATAATTTGAATCCAAGGTTCTCCGTTTCTTGTAGCTAATTCTTTTGGACTTAGTTGAACAGTTTTGCGGGACGAAGTATTTCTTTTCTTTTTTGGTGTAACAGATTCGGGCGCAGATTCGGTATTTAATTCCTTGCGATCTTCGTTGGGTTCTTTACGGAAGTTTTTAAAAAAATTAAACATACATATATTTACCAATTAGAAACATCAGTGATATCTATTTTTTCGGAATTTCCTACTTCAATTGTCATCACAGGGCCGATACCGTTACTGTTGTTGAGATCGATTTTTATTTGATCTAGTTTGTACTTTTCGATTGCTTCAGCAATAAGCCAAACTTGTTTTTTTGTTAGAATAACTGAGTTCACGATTTTTCTTTCAAAGAATTAAAATTAAAATTTGGAATACCCAGTACTTCAGGACTGTAATCTAGTACATAATTGCTTCCACTGTGATAAAGTGTTGCATCGTCGCTGATAATTCTTACTTCTAAATCGCTATGTGCTATAGAATAGTCAAGGAATGTTTCGTCGTTATTGTAAACTCGAAATATCATTTCACCGTCGACACCTCTGATCAGTATACCGGATAAGTTTTTTGCAGGCAATCTAAGAGTTTCGATATTGAAATGACTTTTAATTTGTTCTCCAAGCCACTCACCGTGATAGTCGTTTTCGGACATCACATATATGCATTCGTTGATAAACTCTTTGACAAAACGATCGAAACTGTTACGATCTATGGAATCAATATTTAATTCGGCACGATCTAATACTTTTTGTAAATTTTTGTTCATTTAAAATTAACCCCAAATTTAAAGTCCATGCCTACAAACCAAGGCATATCATCAATCCAAACATCAATAGTTATGTTTTTTGATTGACAGACTTTATATTTTGATTTGTAATTGCAAAAAATAATATTTTCTTCTGGAATAAGTTTTCCAATTGAATCAAGTAGTTCCGATTTTTCTACAGCATTTCTTAGTGTTACACAATAGACAGTATGATTGCGTGTCTGACATTGTATGATAAAATTATTCCAGAATTCGGGATCTTTAGTGTAGGTATCGTCATAATCTAGGCTAATATTCATTATGTTCCCCAGGCGTTTTTAAATAAAGGTACCTGAAGGCGATCACTGTATCTATAACCCAGTTTCATTGCCAATTCGGCAACTTTTTTATTGTGTAGACTATAAATGTTTTCTACACCTCCCACAGGCATAAGATACACGGGACCTTGAAATCCTGCTTTACGATAAGTGTTCACTGCTTCTATAATTTCTTCTGTATCTTGCTCGCCTGTGACTACAAATTTCAGATATGTGTATCCGAGTAATGCATAGTCACGGACAATATCGGGTTTGATCGCATCTTCCCATCGTTCCCCACTGACACTGAGTTTAGGACTTACGCTAAAGGTAACTTCGTTAACTTGTGCATCTTCCATAAGATAGTTAAAAAATTCATCAGTGAGTTCTTGGGTGCCATTGGTTTCGAAGGTTACCTCTTTTAGGTCGATCATATTTCTATGATTTAGCAGTTCAGGATAACTACGTTGCCAGCCTAAAAGCGGTTCACCGCCCGTAATAACAAGGTGTTCATCCATCCAACGATTGCCAGGCAATAAATCCATAATGCTACTAACAATAGTATCGGTATCGAGCATAGGACTAAGATGTTTGAAACGAGGGTCCCAAGATGCATAACTATCGCATCCTGTGCTGACAAGCGGTAAGGATTTATAATCATTAAAATCTTCTGCTTTAATTTGGTCACGTTCTTGACTAAGCATTCCTTTCGGCATTCCAAACCCGCCACAGGTGAAATTACACCCAAATGTTCTTAAAAAGACACTGGGAACTCCCATATATCTTCCTTCGCCTTGAATGCTATAAAACAACTCACTGATCTTTATTTTACTCATTATATCCTCGTTGATATACTACAATTATACACTATTTAGAAAAAAAGCCAATGATATATATTGCACTTACTACAGCATTCATTGTCCATAGGCTAGGTTGTCGCCATAAAATACCTACTAACATCCAACCTAGACTGCCGGCAAGAAACAAATATTTATTCAATGGTGTAAAATCAAAACTAGTCGCAACGGCTGCAAACAATATAACAATATTAGCCGACCATTTCAATATCCATTCAGAGGTAATCAAAATAGTTCTTCGCCCCACTCACGATGTCCTTCTCTGAAGGCCATATTACTTTGTGTTTCTCGTACTTCCACTCGATAACACCAGAGACGTTCAGCTTCTCCCGGACCCCAAAGATCAGGAATATAAACTCCGTTGACATATTTGTACAGCATATCAGCTAAACTTTCGCAGCCCAGTTTAGGTAAAATAGTAAGTTTAGCTAACTTCTTTTCTTGCAGCAATTTGAATGTTTCTAGTTCCGGGTCATCCTCGGCTACTAGAAGGGTATGATCGAATTGATCTTCAAGAATCTTCTTTAGTTCTTTGAGCCCACCGTAGTCAGCAGCCCAATTACGGACGTCTAGATCATTGGTGCCGAAATAA